GTCCCTGGCAGTATTCCTGTGGCCGCTCCAGAGACCGCTGCTGGAAAGCCCGCTCACTTCGGGCGCTCCCTGCACGAATGGTGTGCGGTGGGCCTTGGCCATCAGCATGCTGACCAGAGCTTGCTGCGCCCTCCCACTGGAGTTCTCCTTTTCAGCTGCCTGTGATTGGGCCCATGCGATAGCATGGTTGACCAGGGCAAGTTCTGGATTGCTGTGGTCTTTGTTGAAGTCGGTGTAGTCTTGGGATAACCACCAGTGGTCGCACCAGCTGTTCCCTTTGTCCGCAGCTGCCCATTCAGCAATGTCAGCAGGCCGCTGGGAGGGGACCATCCCTGCGACGTTCATGTTCTTTTCGAGGCCATAGCTGGCATAAGCTGCATACCACGCTGAAAGGTCATCTTGAGCATAGAGGGCCCGCTGTTTAGCACCAGGTTCATGCTTGGTGCTAGTGCGGGCTATCATCAACGGTCTACCGGCCAACCATGATTGCACATCCTCCTTGGGCAGTGCCTCCCAGACGGCCTGCTTGTTGGGTCGTGGCTTGGAGTCCACATACCATGGCATTCTCCCCTCGACTTGTCCTAGTAGGTTGCGCTTACGGAGACTGCTGCTCCCGCCTGGCAGGTTCAATGCCCGCTCCTGCCACCATGTCTCTAGAGTGGGGCCTGCTGGTGCGGAGCCCACAACTTCAACCGCGATGCGCTTGAGTGCAGTCCACATCATCTGCAGATAGTGACGCCTCCCATTTGGGCCCCTGCGCATAGAATATGTGCCTGTAGCCCTAGAAGCGTCCTGGGCCCAGTCTGCGTCATCCAGCGAGCGTGCCATGGGGTTTGCGATTTTGCGCATGTACAGGGCTTGTGCGATGGGGTCTACTGCACCTTGCACAACCCCAGACAGCCGCACTTGATCAAGGAACCCCTTGATCGCAGGCCGCATGAGTGACAGCGGCCACACATGCCACTGTGATTCCAAAAACCAGCTTCGGATGTGCTCGGGGCAGAACAGTAGGTAGAGCCCCCACGAAGCCACCCCTACCTCAGCTTCACCCAGTTGGGCCACAAGCAAGTCTCCCAGCCATTGTAGGCCTTCACTGTCAGCCGAGTAGCGATGCAGCAAGTATTTCACCCCAATGCGCTGGCGGTCAAGAGTCCCTGGGGGCGGCGGTTCATAATGTCCCCAGTCTATGGAGCCCACGATCTTGGGGTTGTTGAGCGGGCCATGGTAGATAGGGCGGGCGGCTGCTACGGGGTCGGTGTGGGCGAATGGCAGCATGGACAGGAGTGCAGAGCGGCAGCATGGTAGTGCATGGCCGAGAGCTGAAGTCACTCGCTGAACTGTACAGTTGGGGCGCGAGCAGATCCTGCCGTGGTGGGCGCACCTCCAATCACCGGGGCGGAGCCTGCAGTGGTTGGAGCCGGGCCGGTGCCACTCGTTGTCGCTTCCGAATGGCTGGCAGATACAAAATCCGGCTCTGCTGAGTCGTGGGTGCCTGCTGCATGTATCACCTCTTGCGCAGCATCCTCCGCAGCAGTGTGTATCTCGTGGGCTAATGCAGCAGGTTTGATGTCTTCTATGACCGCCATGCTGTCCAGCTGATCAAGGATGCCTACATGGGCGCGGCCAGCATATACAAGAAGGCGGCCCCAGGTCCATCCTTTGTCTCGCAGCTGTGAGAGGATCTCCTTCCTGCGTGGATCACGCTCCAGCGCAGCGGCAGCTTCCTCAGCAGTGGCCATTGGGAAATCCCGTATGGCGTTGGCAAGCTCTGCCAGTGAGGTGGCAATCTCAGCCAGACGGTCAGCTTGGGCAGTTGGGAATGCTTTGCCAGCTGCAGCTTCGACCACCGCTGTGAGATTGTC